GGGAGTGCTGTTGGGAGACTCGTCAAACAGGCGGGGCAAGATACCACATTGCAAAACGCTCTCCGAGATGGTGCGGAGTTTGCATGGATCCCAAGCGGTGACACATGCGCATTCTGTATAACACTCGCCTCGCGCGGGTGGCAAACTGCATCCAAGGGAGCCATAAAAAACGGGCACGCCGAACACATTCATGGAAATTGTGATTGTGCTTATGCGGTGAGGTTTAACAGCAAAACCAATTATGCTGGATATGATCCTGATAAATACCTGGCAATGTATAACTCGACAAGCGGAACACCAACACAAAAGATAAATGCCATGCGGCGCGAGTTTTATGCGGAGAATAAAGAAGAGATAAACGCACAAAAGCGAGATGCATACGCAAAACGAAAAGAACGAGAGAGTTCTGAAGCGGAAGAGATGGATGTTGAGTGATGCAATACATAATCATGTGCGGTGGCAAATATGACGCATGGGAGACACCGAGGCAATTGATCGAGATCAACGGCGAGCCGATTGTCATGAGAACGATTCGCCTGCTCCGGAATGCAGGGGCCGAGGACATTGCCATCAGTTCCAACGATGATCGTTTTGAGGCGTGTGGTGTTCCTTTGCTCCGGCATGATAATGGGTTTGTTGTGCATCAGGATGATGTTGAGGGCACATGGGCCGATGCTTTTTATCCCTCGGATGATCCGGTGTGCTACATCTTCGGGGATGTGGTTTTTTCACCGGAAGCCATACGGACTATTGTGAACACGCAAACAGATAGCGTTCAGTTTTTCGCATCTGCTCCGCCATTTGATCCAAGGTATTTCAAACCGTGGGCGGAACCGTTTGCTTTTAAGGTTGTGGATCAACAAGCGTTCAAAGAGGCGGTTGAGTTTGTACGGCAAAACAGCCGGGCATCGTTTTTTGACCGCTTGCCGATTTCGTGGGAGTTATGGCAAGTGATACGACACAAACCATTCAACGAAATCGACCATACAAGTTATATTGCAATAAATGATTATACATGCGACATTGATTCTCCTGAAGATATAAGACGGATAAGCGAGGCATTGAATGGAAATAATGATCCATGCATGCCCGTCTCGGATGTGGTATGTGAATAAATACATGATCCCATCACTCACCGCCCAGGGAATACCACGAAATGAAATCGTGGTGTGGAATGATTCGAATGGTGATGGCAATCTGAAAAGTTGTATGTTATCGTTCGCGGAATGTGCCAAGCACGAGGGCGACACATGGCATCTACAAGATGATGTATTGATATGCCGGGATTTTGCGGAGCGCATCGACATCGAGGAGAATGTTGTTGTTTGTGGATTTTGCCATACACTATTCGAACCATTTAGCAGACCGATGCCCGGATATGCTCCGGCGGTGTTCATGTATAACTCATTCCCGTGCATCCGCATCCCCAACAGGATTGCGGGGGAATTTGTGGAATGGCTTGAGCATGATGCACCATCTCGACCGGAGTTCCGCGAATGGTTAGAGAGCGGAAAGCATGACGATACATTGTGGCATTATTTCTTTGAAGAGCGGCACGGATATGATCATGTGTGGAATCTTGTGCCAAATCTTGTGGAACATGTGGATTGGTTGATTGGTGGCTCATCTGTCAATCAATGGCGTGGGTATATATGCCGGGCGGCATATTGGGAAGATCAAGAGCTCGTTGAAAACTTAAAAGAAAAATTAGCACGCGACAAGCGTGCTTTTTTTATGCCAACACGTGGCTAAAACGTGGATATGACTCAAATAGGAGGGTAACCAATGGAAACTGTGAATCAGGAAGCAACGACAACAACCGAACCGGAAAAAACTTTCACTCAAGATCAGGTGAACGCGATTGTGGCGGAACGCTTAAAGCGTGATCGTGGCGAGCGTGCTGATTATGAAGAGTTAAAGCAGAAAGCGGCAAGGCTGGATGAGATCGAAGCAGCAAACAAATCGGAATTGCAGAAAGCCAATGAGCGGGCCGAGGGCCTTCAAAAAGAGCTCGATGCGCTGAAATCAGCGCAAATGATTCGGGAGATCCGTGACAAGGTTTCGAGCGAGACGGGAGTGCCCGCCAATCTCTTAACCGGAGGAACCGAGGAAGAATGCAGAGCGCAGGCAGACTCGATCAAGGCATTTGCACAACCGAAAGCCTATCCCAACGTAAAAGACGCAGGGGAGGCAAACTACACTACCAAGGCCGCAACGCGAGACAAGTTCGCGGAGTGGTTCAACAACAACACTTAAGGAGGAAAAAACAATGGCAAGTGGAATCCCTACCAACAGAACTAACATCGAGCTCCCCAATGATGTGAGCTCCGAAATTCTTCAGAAAACCATCGGCGAATCCGTGGTTATGCAGCTCGCTCGTCAGATCGCGCTCCCCGGCCGTGGCACACAGATCCCTGTTATCACAGGTGATCCCACCGCTTCATGGGTAAGTGAGACGGGCGCAAAGCCTGTTTCCAATCCGACAATCTCCAAGAAGATCATGCAGGCTCACAAGCTCGCTGTTATCGTTCCGTTCTCGAATGAGTTCAGACGTGATGCGGCTGCTCTGTATGATGCTCTGATCGAGAGGCTTCCCGGTGCTCTTGCAAAAGAGTTCGACAAGACTGTATTTTTCGGGCCCGCGAGCGGATCTCTCGCAAACTTCGACAATTTCTCCGCAGTAACCGCGCAGAGCCTTTCCTCTTCCGTTTATGGCGGTCTCGTTGCCGCTGATGGCGACATCGCAGAGGCTGGTGGCGTGATGAATGGGATCGTTCTTTCTCCGCAGGGCAAGAGCGTTCTGCTCGGTGCTCTTGACGGCGAGTATCGTCCGCTGTTCAACACGGTTGCAGAGGGTGGAATCACTCGCGTTCTTGGCGCGAACACCTATGTAACAAGCGCAGCATACAAGGCCGGAACCGCTGGCACGGGCGGCAATCCTGATATTCTTGGCTTCGCAGGCGATTGGAGCCATGCACTGTTTGGCACGGTCGAAGGCGTGACCATCGATTATTCATCCGATGCCACTCTCACTCTCTCCGACAGCTCCACGGTGAATCTGTTCCAGAACAACATGTTCGCCGTCAGGGCCGAGATCGAGGTTGGTTTCGTTGCCGAGACTAATTACTTCGATGCGCTGACAAGAGCGCATGCGTGATGATTAGGCTGATAAACGCGACGACAGGAACGGACATGTGGGTCTCTGAAAAGCGTGTTGCGGAATATCTCTCGAAGGGCCACAAACCCTTCGAGGATGTTCCTCCCGCTCCCCCCGCAAAGCCCACCGCGCCGCCGCCGAAAACAAAGAAGGCAAGCACAACAAAGAAGTGAGGAAAATACAATGGCCTATGCAACAATTGCCGATGTCCAGGCAAGAATGAATCGAACCATGAGCGAAGCAGAGGAGACAATGTGCTCCACTCTGCTCGATGATGCGGCGGTAATTATCGATGCATATAACGCTGATGCAAGCGAAGGTGCAAAGAAGATTGTTAGCTGCAACATGGTTATCCGGAAACTCGGCGACGGGGTTGATTCCGGAATCCCTATGGGAGCCACGCAAGGGAGCATGTCCGGCCTCGGTTATGCTCAAAGCTGGACGATATCAGGCGGAGGCTCGACGGGTGAGATGTATCTCGCCAAAATCGACAAGAAGTTGCTCGGGGTCGGTAATCAGATTGGGTCACACAGCCCGGTGGAGGATTTATGCGCGGAATCACAGTAACGCTATACGAAACAACAGAAACGGGGCGTGATGCGCTGAATAATCCCATCTTGGGTGAGAGTCCCGTTCAGGTGGAGAATGTGCTCGTGGGTGAACCTACATCGGATGATGTTGTGAGCTCAACAGCAATGTTCGGCAAGCAGATTCAATTCATGCTTGGCATCCCCAAGGGTGACACGCATGATTGGACGGATAAAAAAGTCACATGGACGGCAGCAAATGGAACCACGCAGACGGTTCGCACATTTGGATTCCCCATCATGGGGGTGGAGGCAAACATTCCGGGCCCGTGGCACATGAAGGTCAGGTGTGGAGCGTATGAGTAAAGTCAAATTCGAACTCAACAAAGCAGGCGTTCGGGATCTGATGCTGTCGGATGAGATGCTCGCAGTATGCGACAAATATGCATCGAAAGCATTGAGCTCACTCGGCGAGGGATATGAAAAGAACGATTATCACGGCAAAACCCGTGTAAATGTCGAGGTTTGCGCGGTTTCGTATCGAGCCAAAAAAGAGAATCTTGAGAACAATACAATTTTGAAGGCGGTGCAATCATGATCGAAGCAATCATTATCGATTATTTGATCGGTAAAACATCAGCGGGCAATGCGGTTTATGCCGAGAAGCCTCAAAATCTGCCTGCTCGATATATCATCATCGAGAAAACAGGCGGGAGGGTATTCGATAAGATCCCCAACGCAACAATCGCGATCAAATCAGTCAGCAAAAATTCATTACTTGAGGCCATATCGCTGAATGAGGAGGTCAAAGCGGTGATGGATGCAATTGTCGAGCTTGATAGCATCGGCTCATGTCGGCTTAACTCTGATTACAATTTCACAGATCAAACAACCAAGGAATATCGCTATCAGGCGGTATTCGACATCACACATTATTGAGGAGGATAAAAATGTCAAATACAGAGAATGTGAGCGTTGGCAAGCCTAAAGTTGGCGGCGCGATCTTCGCTGCTCCTATCGGAACCACTCTGCCGACCGATGCGACAACTACGCTCGATACGGCATTTGCTGCTCTTGGTTATGCATCCGAGGATGGTGTAACAAACAACAATTCGCCGGAATCCGACAACATCAAGGCATGGGGCGGAGATACGGTTATCGTGCTTCAGACCGCAAAAGAGGACACGTTCGGAGTTACTCTCATCGAGTGCCTGAATGTCGATGTGCTTGAGTTCGTTTATGGTTCCGACAACGTTTCCGGAGATCTCACGAACGGCATTTCCATCACGGCGAACAGCAAGGAACAGGAGGAGCACTCGCTCGTCATCGACATGATCATGCGCGGTGGTGTCCTGAAGAGGATCGTCATCCCTCGCGGCAAGGTGTCCGAGGTCGGTGAGATCACTTATGCAGATGAGAGTGCGGTCGGATATCAGACCACAATCACATGCATGCCTGATTCAAACGGCAATACTCACTATGAGTATATCAAGAAGCCCGCGACCACTTGAGTGACGGGCAAACGGGAGGGAGAGAAATGGTAACAGGAACAACGGCAACGGGGTTCGAATACACAATCGATGAGAGGCGTGTGAAATCCTGGAGCATGGTCAAGAAGATCGCGCAGATGCAGGGAGCCAAGAGTGATATCGCGGTTTATGGCATTGCGATCGAGCTCATCAATGATTTGCTCGGCGAGGATCAGGAACAGCGGCTCATGGATCATGTAACACGGATTTATGGTTATGATGATGCCGAGATGGTGTCAAAAGAGTTTTTCGAGATCATTGGCTCGGTAAAACAGGATAAGGGATTAAAAAACTCATATTCCTCGCCAGCTGCATCTCCGCTGACGAGGATGCCCTCATCTGTGATCTCGCCGAAACCTATGGAATCTTCGAATATACGGCCTATGATGTCGGACTCATCGCCATACTCACAGCAGGGTTAAGAGATAACAGCAGGCTCGCGCGGTCTCTTTGCAGTGTTCGGTCATTGGATCAAACATTGCAGGCCGCGCAGCTTGATGCCCTGAATCTGCTGATATGGCAAAACACAAAAGACGGAGCGAAGGGAAGAAAACGGCCTAAATCTGTTGTGGATATGCTCAGCAAAAGGGCCGAGAAGAAAGATGATTTGGAAACTTACTCATCCGGAGCAGAGTTTGAGGCTCGCCGCCGGATGATTTTGGAGGGTAATTATGGCCACTGAACTCGGAAAAGCATATGTTCAGATAGTACCGAGCGCACAGGGCATCAAGGGGAGCATTGAATCCGTTATCGGTGGCGAAGCTGAAAGCGCAGGCAAAAGCGCAGGCGGCAAGTTAAGTGGAGCAATCGGCGGGGCTCTTGGTGGTCTCGGGGGCGTTCTTAAAGTTGGCCTTGGTGCGGCTGTTGCCGGAGTTACAGCGGCAGGCGGAGCGGTGGCGGCATTTGGCAAGAGTGCTGTTGATAGCTATGCCAATTATGAGCAGCTGGTCGGCGGTGTTGATAAATTATATGGTGATGCATCGGGCAAGATTCAGCAATTTGCCGATGAGGCCTATAAAACTTCGGGAATGTCCGCCAATCAGTACATGGAAACGGCGACGAGCTTCTCCGCTGCTCTTGTTAATTCCCTCGGCGGTGATGTAGATAAAGCCGCTGACATGACGGATGTTGCAATGAGAGCAATGTCCGATAATGCGAATGTATTCGGATCTGATTTGGGATCCGTGCAAAACGCATTTCAGGGATTCGCTAAACAGAATTACACCATGCTCGACAACCTCAAGTTGGGGTATGGTGGTACAAAATCCGAGATGGAGCGGCTCATTGCCGATGCAAATGAGTATCGTGCATCAATCGGCGAATCGGCTGATTTATCCATTGATTCGTTTGCGGATATTGTTCAGGCTGTTCAGAGCGTTCAGGAAGCGCAGGGCATTGCGGGAACCACCAACAAGGAAGCAATGACCACGATTGAGGGCAGCGCGACGGCCGTAAAATCTGCATGGGAGAATGTTATCACAGCGGTCGGACGTGGCGAAGGAATATCCGAAGCAATGCAGGGGCTCGCTGATTCGTTTTTCGGCACGGGCGGCGGAGATGGCTTGCTTAATCAGATAATTCCACGCATTCAAACCACGATGGAGGGCATCGGGCAGTTTATAAGCACGGCGGCTCCGTATATTGCCGACGCGCTCCCCGGCCTGCTCGAATCCATCTTACCTTCGCTCACCTCAACAGCATTAACGCTCTTGAGCACGCTGGGGCAGGTGTTCACGGATAATATTGGCACGTTGTTGTCAGCTCTGATCGATGTTGCGACGCAAGTAACCGTTCAGATCGCGCAGGCACTCCCCGAGATACTTCCGACCATCATCACAACCATCATCACTGTTTTGGTCGAAAATCTCCCGAAATTGCTTGAAGCGGCGGTTTTAATTATTGCCGCATTAGCTGAAGCGTTGGTGGCCTCCATCCCGGTATTCGTGGATGGCGTGGGCGCGATTTTGAAATCCATTTGGGATTTAATCGTCAAATATGGCGGTCAATTCCTAACAAAAGCGGGCGAGGTGTGCGGAAATATCGTTCAATCAATCGTGAAATTCCTCTCGGAGCTCCCGGGCAAGATGGCATATTATGCCGGATTTGCAATCGGGCAATTCATCAAATTTTTCATGGAATTGCCGGGCAAAATCAAAGAAATTTGGACAAATGTCGTTGCGGGTGTAACGTCATTTATTGCGGATTTCAAAGCCAAGGCGACCGAAGGCGCGAGCGGATTCATGAAAAATATCATCGACGGGCTCAAGGCTCTCCCCGAAAAAGTGCTCGAGATTGGTTCGAACATCGTGAAGGGCATTTGGCGGGGTATCTCCGATGGTTGGTCATGGCTGACAGATAGCATCAAAAATCTGGCAGATAATTTGCTCCAGGGCGTGAAAGATGCTCTTGGCATCGAATCTCCGTCGAAAGAGTTTGCATGGGTCGGCAAGATGGTAGATGAGGGATTTGCAAAGGGCATTGAGGACAATGCGAATTTGGTGGATTCGGCACTCGCCACGCTCTCGCCGTCAATTAGTGGGGGCTCGGTTTATGCCAATCTCGAAGGGATGGGAAGCAACGAGCAATCCATTGTCATGAATGTATATCCGTCCGCCGGGATGAATGAAAAGGATCTTGCAAGAGAGATCAATTACAGATTGGCTGAACAGACCGCACGCAAACAAGCCGCATGGAGGCCCGCTTATGCTTAATAATGAAATCGCATTTGTAAACGGCAAAAGCTCACGTGATTTTGGCGTGTTCCTGATCGATGGTAATATTTTCGATTACCCCACACGGGAAGTGGAATATCTCGATGTGCCAGGACGTTCCGGGAGCCTGACTATTGATAAGGGGCGTTGGAATAACATTGATATTACATACACGTTCGCCGCATATGATAAGGATGCACTGACTAAACTGAACACATGGAAAGAATATTTGCTTGCCAATCAGGGTTATCAAAAGATAGAGACATCCGTGGAGCCTGATGTATATCGGCAGGGCGTTCTCAAGAGCGCATCATCTCCGCAAATTTCAATGGTGGGCGGTGGCGGATATGTTGAAGTCACATTCAGCTGCATGCCTCAAAAATGGCTAAAAGAGGGAGCAGATGAAGCAACCACGCTTACAAACGGGCTATTGATAAAGAATCCCACAAACTTTGATGCGAAGCCTTTATTGAACATAAAAGCGAGCCAGGTTGGAGCCATAATCCGAATTCAGAATTATCTATATGACAAAGTGGACGGCGATGAATGGTTGATAGCGGATTCGAATATTAAGATCAACACAACAGAACAGATGTGGATTGATTGCGAGACATGTGATGCATTCGATTTTAACGATCATATAAATTATAATCCATATGTCGAATTGACTGATCCTTTAATCCCTACACAAGTACCCAATGAATTTCCGGTGATATGTGGTCAATCTAAATGGATGCAACATCCTGTTTTTTTACGTCGTCAAATATATGATGCCGAGACGAGAACACGTGTATATATCAGCAATTTTTCAAGAGCGGATATGTATCCGAGATGGTGGACGATATGATCCCGATTTTGTTTGATAAAAGCGCGAACCCTAAAACTATTGTGAATAGCAACAATATGGGGTTGGGTCAGCTCAACGAGTGTATTAAAGCGACCGTAACGGAGGAGCGTAATGGGTTATATGAGCTCGAAATTGAATATCCCGTTAATGGTGTTCATTTTTCGGAAATCGATTATAACTCATGGATAAAAGCTAAACCATTTGTCAATGGCGACGTTCAGCTGTTTCGCGTTTACAAGATCTCGAAGCCGATAAATGGTGTATGCACCATTAATGCGGAACATGTATCATATTTGCTATCATATGCCGTGACAACAGTGAAACGCTGGGGGCAAGGGTCAAATCCTCCGGTCATAGATTGTTCTGATGCGATGGATTTGTTAATATCAAGGGTTCTCACAGATGAATATGTTGGCGATGGGTCAATGGCTTTTCAATTTCAGAATCTTCATTCATCTGTTGCAACAGAATTTATCACAGATAGGGCGAAGTCAATGCGCGAATA